ACTTTTCAATACATTACTAAGGCGATTTTGGACTACTCCATCTATTGTCGCTCCTAATACTTTAGCAGAATCAGAATCAGGTTTTGAGAAAGCTTCTTCAGCATCAAAAACAAAATCTTCATCGAGATTTAATTGTTGATTTAACGTTTCTGGGGCCTGACCACCACCCTCAAAATAATTCCTAACATGAGAAATTAAATTAGGGTCTTCTCGCATAGCATCTAATATAGGCATGTAAGGTTCAATTTCTTTTAGTTTAGAATTAAGCCTTTTTGCTTCTCTACTAGAATCACTATACCTTTTTTGTAAAGTATCCAGATCATTATCTGGAACTTCATTCTGAACTTCTACATTAGGGCTCGTCTGCGTGTTACCGCTTTTTTCCGAGGTTGGTTGTGAAGGTTCTAATATGCCACCATTGACTTGATTATCTAAAGATTCAAAAAAATCATTAGATGACATTCCCATGACGGCATCTTGTACGCTGTTACTTTCGGGGGCCTGATTGGCGTTACCTACTTGTTCTGACATACTATCTCCTATTTTAAGGTTATTTTAATTTAACAGTATAAAAAAATAAGATGCAAGTGCTAAGATTGTTCATTCTCAGACACATCTTCTTTAGTTTTTTTCATATCTGATTGCATTTGATCTTTTATTCTATCAAATTCTACTTTTAACATTCCTCTCAATAATTTTTGTTGAGATTCAGTTTCAAGGACATCTTTTCTTATTTCTGTTTTAGCATCTCCAACTTTCATTTTAATACCAGCTTGTACTAATTGACGTTGAAGCGTTTCTATTGTTCCATCTTTTTCTTTTACTAATTCTTGTATAGATTGTAATTGACCTTGCATTTGAGATAACATTGATTTTCTTTCAACTATTTTATCTTTATTTCTTATATCTGTTTCAGCTAACATTGCAATATCATCAATTAAACCAGATTGATACCATCTAAAATATTCTTCTAATAATGCCCATCTATTTAATGGTAAAGTTGCTCCTGCTATTATTCTTACATCAAATCTAGCAGTTGCATAATCTTTATATCTGCCAATCGCTTTTCCATAATCATTGTATAAATTAATATTAATTCTTACTTCTTTTTCTTCTTGACTATTAGCTTCTGGTTGTACAATTCTAAAAACTTTTTCAATATTATAATGTTTTTGAGCCATCATTTTAAACACTCTTCCTATATGTTCTAATGATGGTTCTACAATACTATTCATCCAAGCTTTTAATCTTCTAGTTCCAAATTCATCATTTGCTAACAATCCTCTGTATGTTTCTGCTTGATCTTGAGAAAATCCCATCATTGCAGATGGAACTCCACTTATATATTCAGCATCACTTTTACCTTGTTGTACAACTGTAAAAAAAGCGTTATTAATAGGAGCTGGTTGTATAGGAGTTGGAGGAGAAAATCCTTGTCTGTATTTCAATAATGCACCTGGAGCTGAAGAATATTTTTCCCATTCATCTTCTGGAACAGAACCTTCTTCATACATCCACCTAAGATTAGAAGAAAGATTAGCATTATGTAACATTATTTGGTGAGCTTTATTTATTTCTTGTTGCTTTCCTATTAATGGTGTTACTGCACTCATAGAAAACGGAGTTCCTGTGTACATATAAGGTATAGGAACAATTGGATATTCACTAATAGGTATTGTTTGTTCAAATAAAAATGTATCATCTCCTACACTACAAGTTTTTATAATTCTATTTTCATAAAATTCAATTGAATCAACTATATTCTTTTTAAAATTTTCATCTTTTTCAAATTGCAAATACTGAGTTTCAGACATTACTTGTTCTTTAACAATTGTAGCTTCTGATCTTGCTTGTGATATTAATTCCATTTCTTTTTCTTGAATACCTTGAGCAGCCATTTTTTGAGAATTTTCTATCATCAACTTTGCTCTTTCTGGAATTACCTCACCTTCTTGAATTTGTTGTTCTATCTGTAATTGTTTTTCAATTAATTGAACTTCTATTTCTTGTTTAAACATTTCTAATTGATCTTTTACTTGATCTTTCAGCATAATCAATTCAGTTTCAGTTGGTTCAATTTTTATATATACATTTCTATATTTAAATTTCTTTTTTGAGTATGTTTCATAATATGGTATAATATCGTCATCTTCTGCATCCATATTTACACCATATGTTAAATCTTCTGGTTGAATACTATCTGTAAATTCAGCATCTCTTTGTGAATAAGAAACAACATCGCTTCCTTTTGTAACTTTTTTAATTTTTGCTTGAAATTGCGGAAGCATATTTATCAATCTTCCTCTAGATATATTTTTTCTTATTTGTATAAAAGAAGCATCTCTGAATAAAAAGTCTCTACTAGCTGGATCTACAAATACATCATAAGGATCTATTCTATTAAATCTTACTTCTCCCATACCTCGATCAGCATCTTTATCAATATCTACAAGAAAATAACCTAATCCTTTTGTTAATGAATCTAATATAACTTGACTATATAAAGATTTACCATTAGATAGATACCAACAATAATCTGCAACATCTGAATGTACTTGAGCTACATCTACGTCATCTCCTGTTGCTCCTACAGCTTTCCATTTAGGATTATTAGCAGTTACAAAATATTTCATTATTTCTATAATAGGAGTTATTCTATTTATAGTAAATGTGGGCATACCAGATTCTTCTAGCATGGTTTTTTCATCTTTAGTTAGTTGTTCATTTAGATAAAAATCATATCCTTTTTGACTAACTGTTTGCCATCTTTGTCTATGGGAGTTATTTGCTTTATCCCATATTTGTTTATTTACTTGTGCTTTTGATTTTTTAGTTGTTCTTGCCATTAATCTCTTATTTCTACATGGACTAAGTCGTCAAAATTATTATCGTGTATATCTCCATCACTATCCCAATCGCCGCCCCAACGAATTTTCACACCCATTGCTTTTCCTAATCCTCTCAACATTCCACCCATGTAATGAAACATTTCCCTATCTTCCCAGTTAATCGGGTAAGGAGCGAGATCAACAGCTTTTCCTTCTATGTGTTTGGAATACTTAGTTTTCGTTTTCCCTTGTGCTAATAATTCCTGTTGCCGCTCCTTACTCCGTAGACCTTCTATAATGGTAACATCCATTATTTTTATTAACTCATTTAAAACATTAACTAATTTTGCATCAACGCCTTTAAGACGTTCTTTGCTTTTTTTTCCAAATCTATACATTTATGCTACTAACCAACTTTTAGCTTTTCTTTTTGGTTTAAACCAACTCTTTTTTTCCTTATCTTTTTTCATATTAGGTGGAAAAGCATGAATTTGTGAATAATAAAGACTCTCTATTGTATCATCGTGAGCCATTTTAGGGCCAAAAGTAAGGATTTCGTTGATTAAATCAAACATATTTTTCCGTAAATGTACTGTTCCTGTGCTAAAACGAGCCGAAAGTCCAGAATAAATGCGATTTCTTTTCTGTTGTCCACCTGGTTTTTCTGGAATTACTGCAATATCGTACTTATTTAATCTTCTTCTTTCATCATTGAGAGCTTGGAATATACTTCTATTCATTGCTACATCTTCTACAGTTGAAGACATACAATTATATTTTTGATGCAATTCTAAGATTATATCCACAACTCCTTTCTTTCCAAGCATCTCACCAGTCTCTGGATTCTTAGAACCAATAGTAGGAACACTTCTATGTCTTTCATATTCTAATACATATAATTCATTATTTCCATCAATAGCTATAACAGTAATCACAGAAAAATCACTATGTTTTGTATCAATATCTGTAGCTGGATCACATCCTATAAATGTATTGACAGGTATATCGTTTCCATCTTTTACAATATAATTATTCCCATCTTCATTTTTATAATAGCCATCCCAATATCTAATATGTTCTCTTCTCCATATTGCATCTTCTTCTGATTGAACTTCCATCATATATTCTTGAAAAAATTTCTGAGGTTGCCCAGAATCAGAATAAAATTTCTTTTTTTCTTTTATTTTAGATAATGGAAAAAACGATTCCCATAATGGAGTATCTTCATCCAATAATGCTTTATAAGTGATAACTTTCCAAGAAAAATTTTTATTATCTTTTTTAGCCTTATTATAGTTATTAATAAGATTGTTAATGAAGCTGTCATAATGTACAGGAGTACCATTGACCCGTAACCTACCAGTGTGAGGTTCAATAGCGGGATATACAACAGCCGTGACAAGATTTGCATTTTTATCTCTTGCCTCTTTTGTAATTGTATTCGCTTCATGTTCAAAGTCGTCAAGCACAATAAGATCATATCGTTTATGGAGCTTAGCTCCTCCTCGAATACCTGCAACGTTACTTTTCGATATAAGTTTACATCCATTTGATACCTCTATATCTTCTTCAGTCCATTTTCTTCCTTTTAAATTTCCAAAATAATATCTTATTCTATCATTAAATTCTAAATGATGTTTGATATAATCCATATTACCCACACTTAATTTTTGCGTAGCGGATACCCAAGCGTAAAAAAGAAAATTATCTTTTGATGCAAATACAAAATCTTTTATAATAGAAGCTTTTGTAAGAACAGTTTTACCATGTCCTCTAGGAATAATGATTGCAGTTTGTTTTACATTTTTATCATCAATTGCATCTGCAATTTCATAATGGAAAAAAGGAGTCTCACTTCGCATAAAGTCATCTGGAAGAAAAAGTTTTCCAAATGATACAAGGTCTTTATATGCTAATTGAAGAGCTTCTTCAGCTTTGTTTACGTTCTGACTGTTTATATTTGGCATTTAAATACTTTTCTAATTTATCTGCTTGTTTTGTCATATCTACAAAATCATTAAATATAACTTCAACTTGTTGTAATCTATTTGCAATAAAAAAGATTGTTTTCTCTAAATCGTTTATTTTGCGTTTTAAATCATGTTTCGTTAATGATTTTTTTTGCTTCATTATATTCTCCATTTATACATTGTAAAAATCTTTTTATTATTCTTTTTGATTTGTTTTGATTTCTATGGAGTAATATTATAATTTGGCTTCTTATTATTGATTCTTGTAATTCACTCATTTTTTTATTTTATTATAATTTTTTCTAAGATACGTTAAATATTGTGATGCATTAATTGGATTAAAAATTGTAGTAACAAGTCTATTATCATCATCATCGTATTGAGGATCAATAATTGTAACTGGGCAATTAAATATATTCTTATCGTCTAATCCCAATTTGTCTGCGTAACTATCCATTATTTTAAAAGAAGCTACTTGCAATGCATGAGATATAAGACCATTTGAAGGACTTTTTAAAACTTGATAACCAGATACATGAGTATGTCCGCAAGTTAATACATGGTCTGACCAACCAGTCTGAGCAGCGCGAGCAACGCCATGAGCAGTATTCCAGATACTGTTACCTTTAAAAGTATGTCTTGCATTTATTCTTATCTCCTTTCCATTGGGAAACACAAGATTCATTCTAGCTCCCCATTTTTCATATAAACCTTGATGTCCTCTCATTATAAAATCTAAAGGATCTCCATCCCCACTCCATACATCGTGATTTCCAGCTACTAGATATAACCAATTTAATTTATTTACAAAGTATTCTGTAAGTCTCCATGATTCTTTTGCAGATGTTGATTGTTGTCCATATAAAGCAGAAAGTCTTCCTATCCAATTATTTTGTATATCTCCAAGATTTCCAGCAAACATTCCTTTTGTATTATTAATTACACTCATATAATATAATATTTGAGATATATCTGTACCATCATCGTCAACGTC